CCCGCGTAGGGTTTGGAGTCCCGGCTGGCTGCTTGGTCTGCTATTCCACACAAACGATCCCCAACTCTATGAGTTGGGGCGACCCACCCCCATGAATTGGGAACACCCCCCACTGATTTTTTATACAGCCCCCCAAAAAAATTTTGCAGTACATATTTATAAATAATCCGGTATATTCCACGACACCGGTCAACTTCTTGACTTGCGCGATGACAATTGAACTGATGCCTGAACTGGGCGTGGAGATCACGCCTGACATGACATACATCGACCTGCGAGAGCGGGCCGAGGCAGCGTGCCGTTCGGCGCTGCTGCTTGAAAAGCATGGCCTTGATCTGGAACCCACTGCCGAAGACAAGGAAGCCGCTGCAAAGTTGACCTCGGCCTACGCCGAAGACCCGGAGCGCACGTCCAAACTCACCAACCACGTGCGAGCATCGGCACTCACCGCCGCCTCTTTGATCAACATCCGCGATTACCTTGACGAGTACGGCAAACAGGTCGTCACTCACGCTGTCGAAATGCGCCATTTGGTGACAAATAGGCTGCTGGAGGAGTCACGCAACCCCGATCCGCGCATCAGAATCCGTGCATTGGAACTTCTGGGCAAGCACAGCGACGTGGGTTTGTTCTCCGAGAAGCAAGAAGTCACCATCACCCACCAGACAACGGACGAACTCAAGGAAAAGTTGCGTGCCAAGCTGCAACGACTCATCCGAAAAGGCAATCCGGGTGCAGAAAACGCCCCCGTCACCCTCGAAATGGGCGGTGAGATCATAGATGTTGATGCTGAACTGGGCCTTGCTCCCCAAGACGGCCCCGAAAACCACGACGAAAGTGAAAATAAGCCGGAAATTCGTGAAAAAACTGCAAAAACCGGGGATTATTTCGAGCCAGAACCCGATATTGACCCCGAGGACCCTGACGGGGAGTTGGTGCAGTGAGTCAGGCGGCTGAAACCGTCGTAGACGGGGCACTTTTGGACTTCACAGAGGCGGAAGTTCAGCTAATGCTGGACAACCTTGACTCGTACACCCCGGAAGAGCAGGCTGAGATCGAGAAAATCGCGGACGTGCTGGGTGCACGCAAGCTGGCCAAGGCTTGCTACGACGATCTGCTGGAGTTTTGTAAGCACATGCAGCCCGACTACAAAGTCGGCAGACACCATCGCATCTTGGCCAGCATGCTGATGTCCACAGCCAAGGGGGAAAAGGACCGGGTGTGCGTGAACATGCCACCACGCCATGGCAAATCCCAGTTGGTTTCTATTTACTTCCCGGCATGGTTCCTAGGACGTTACCCAAACAAGAAGGTGCTGATGGTGTCCCACACCACAGACCTCGCCGTGGACTTTGGCCGCAAGGTGCGAAACATCATCGACTCCGACGCGTACCGGGAGGTGTTTCCCAACACAGCACTTGCTGCGGATAGCAAGTCAGCCGGGCGGTGGAACACGGCCCACGGGGGTGAGTACTTTGCTTGCGGCGTAGGCTCCGCCTTGGCCGGTCGCGGTGCCGATCTGCTACTGGTGGACGACCCGCACAACGAGCAGGACATCATCAACGGGAACTTTGACATCTTTGAGAAGGCGTACGAGTGGTTCACCTATGGTGCCCGTACCCGTCTGATGCCGGGTGGTCGGGTGGCGATTGTCCAGACGCGCTGGCACCAAGATGACCTGACCGGGCGGGTAACCCGGGACATGTCCCAGAACGACAAGGCTGACCAGTACGAGGTGGTGGAGTTCCCTGCAATCCTTGAAGTGGAGCGGGAGGTGGATGGTGCCAAGACCATCGTTGAGAAACCCCTGTGGCCAGAGTTCTTCGATCTGTCTGCGCTGCACCGCACAAAAGCGTCCATGCCGGTGTTCCAGTGGAACGCCCAGTATCAGCAGAACCCCACGTCGGAAGAGGCGTCTGTCGTCAAGCGCGAGTGGTGGAACGAGTGGACCAGCGAAGACCCGCCCAAGTGCGAGTACGTCATCATGACGCTGGACGCTGCTGCCGAGACCCACAACCGGGCGGACTACACAGCGATCACCACGTGGGGCGTGTTCTTCAACGAGGAGCGCGAGGGGCCGGGTGCGAACACATACAACATCATCTTGCTCAACGCAATCAAGAAGCGCATGGAGTTCCCAGAACTCAAGACGCTGGCCACCGAGGAGTACCGGGAGTGGGAGCCAGATTCGTTCATCGTGGAAAAGAAGTCATCAGGCACCGCCCTGTACCAAGAACTGCGCCGCACGGGTATCCCCGTGGGCGAATACACCCCACACCGAGGTAGCGGTGACAAGCTGGCACGGTTAAACTCCGTAGCAGATATCGTGCGGTCTGGGATCTGCTGGGTGCCACAAACCCGGTGGGCTGAAGAAGTGGTCGAGGAGATCGCTGGGTTCCCGTTCATGGCGAACGACGACTTGGTTGACTCCACAGTGATGGCGCTCATGCGGTTCCGCCAAGGCGGGTTCATCAGACTGCCCTCAGACGAGCCAGACGAGGTCAGATATTTCAAGTCGCGTAGCAAGAACCGCTACTACTGAAAGGATTTAGTATGGCAACAAATAGCATGAGCCCCGGCTTGTACCAAGCCCCCCAAGGACTTGACGATGAGGGTCTCGACATCGAGATTGAGATGGAGACTCCCACCGAGGTGGGCATCATCGAGTTGCCTGACGGTAGCGTAGAGGTGAGTCTCGATGGGTCGAGCGATGCAGACGACGATGATGAGGCGTCGTTTGGCGACAACCTCGCCGAGTTTATGGATGAGGGTGAGCTAGAAAAGCTAGCGTCTGAGTTGACTGACCTCGTGGAGGCGGACATCACTTCGCGTAAGGAGTGGGCCGACACGTTTGTCAAAGGCATGGAGGTGCTGGGCTTCAAGTATGAGGAGCGCACCGAGCCGTGGGACGACGCGTGTGGTGTGTACTCCACGGTGCTGGCTGAGGCAGCGATCCGGTTCCAAGCTGAAACGATGAGTGAGACGTTCCCCGCTGGGGGGCCTGTCAAGTCCAAGATCATCGGTAAGGTGACTAAGGAAAAGGAAGAAGCTGCGGAGCGTGTCCGTGAGGACATGAACTATCAGATCACAGAGCGCATGGTGGAGTATCGCTCGGAGCACGAGCGCATGCTGTATGCACTGGGGCTGGCAGGCTCTGCGTTCAAGAAGGTCTACTTCGACCCGGGCCTTGGCCGTCAGGTGTCTATCTATCTGCCGCCTGAAGATGTCATCGTGCCATACGGCACCAGCCACATCGAGACCGCCGAGCGCGTGACTCACGTCATGCGCAAGACCGAGAATGAGATGCAGCGGCTCATGGACAGCGGGTTCTACCGTGAGTGTGAGTTGGGTGAGCCGATCCAGTTTCACACGGACATTGAGAAGAAAAAAGCTGAGGAGGGTGGGTTCACTCTCCAAGACGACAACCGCTACGCGCTGTTTGAAATCCACGCAAACCTGTGCATCGACGGGGTGGACGACGAGGAGAATGACCTCGCAAAGCCGTACGTGGTGACTATCGACAAGGGCACCGGCAAGGTGCTGGCGGTGCGTCGCAACTGGGACGAGGAAGACCCGCTGATGCTCAAGCGTCAGCACTTCGTGCACTATGTCTACGTGCCGGGCTTCGGGTTCTATGGTCTGGGCCTGATCCACATCATCGGCGGCTACGCACGCGCTGGCACCTCGATCATTCGTCAGTTGGTGGACGCTGGTACGCTGTCTAACCTGCCGGGTGGACTAAAAACCCGGGGGCTGCGCGTCAAGGGTGACGACACTCCGATCCAGCCGGGCGAGTTCCGTGACGTTGACGTGCCCTCGGGCACGGTCAAAGACAACATCATGATGTTGCCGTACAAGGAGCCGAGCCAGACGCTGCTTGCGTTGTTACAGCGGATCACGGAAGAGGGCCGCCGCCTTGGAGCGATCAGCGACATGAACGTGTCGGACATGAGCGCGAACGCGCCCGTGGGCACGACGCTGGCTATTCTTGAGCGCACACTCAAGCCGATGGCGGCGGTGCAGGCTCGTGTGCACTACGCGATGAAGACGGAGTTCAAGCTCCTCAAGTCGATCATCGCCGACTACGCCCCTGAGGAGTACACGTTCGAGCCGAACAGCGGTCAGCCGCTGGCCCGCAAGATGGACTACGCCATGGTGGACGTGATCCCTGTGAGCGACCCGAACGCCAGCACGATGGCTCAGCGTGTGGTGCAGTACCAAGCTGTGTTCCAGATGTCGCAGTCTGCGCCGCAGATTTATGACCTGCCGTACCTGCACCGTCAGATGATCGAGACGCTGGGCGTGCGTAACGCCGACAAGGTTGTCCCGACGACGGAAGATATGAAGCCGCGTGACCCCGTGTCCGAGAACATGGCAGCGCTGGTGGGTAAGCCGATGAAGGCGTTCATTTACCAAGATCACGACGCGCACATTGCTGCGCACACGGCGTTCATGCAAGACCCGATGATTGCCGCGAGTATTGGCCAGAACCCGATGGCCCAGCAGATCATGGCGTCGTTGCAAGCGCACGTCGCCGAGCACCTTGGGTTCTCATACCGCAAGCAGATCGAAGATCGTCTGGGTGTTCCGTTGCCCCCGCCCGACGAGGAGTTGCCGGAAGACATCGAGGTGCAGTTGGCTCGTCTCATCGCCGACGCTGGCAAGCAGATCACGCAGGCTCATCAGCAGCAAGCAGCGCAGCAGCAGGCTCAAGCGCAAGCCGCAGACCCGCTGTTCCAGCTTGAGCAAGCCAAGGTCCAGATTCAACAGACCGAGGCCCAGACCAAGGCGCAGAAGGTACAAGGCGAGTTGCAGATCAAGGCGCAAGAGCTTCAGTTGAAGATGCAGCAATCCTCCGGCGCTAGCGATCTGCAAGCGCAGGCGATGAAGACTCAGCAGGAGATGCAGGCTAACGCCCAGCGCACACAGCAAGAGTTGCAAGCCAGCGCCCAGCGGCTCCAGCAGGAGATGGAAGCGGGTCGTGTGCGTCAGGGGATGGAGCAGCAGCGACATGACCAGCAGATGCGTCAGACCGCGCAGTCTCATCTACTCAATATTGAAGCCCAGCGTGAGCGCAACCGCATCCAAGCTGAGAAAGCTGCCAAGCAGCAAAACAAGCCGCCCGCCAGCGGAAAGAAGGAGTAATCCATGGCAAAAACCGTCTTTGACGTGCTCGTTCAAAAATTCGAGGAGGATGTGACCTCCTCAACACAGTTTCTGGTGAACGGCGGGGCGAAGAGCTTTGACGATTACCGGGAAGTGGTAGGCAGGATTCGAGGTCTCCAGCTTGCCATCCAAACCACAAAAGACCTTTCGCGTTCGCAAATGGAAGAAGACGATGAGTGAAGAACAGACCGCCGTGCCCGAAGAAGTGGTTGAGGCTCAGATGCCAAGACCCGTTGGGTATCGGTTGCTGATTGCCCTGCCGCAAATTGAGGAAACCTTCAATGAGTTGGGCATCGTGAAAGCTGAACGCACCATGTACGAAGAGCAGTTGATGACTGTGACTGGCGTGGTGCTCGATATGGGCGATCAAGCCTATAGCGACGAGGAGCGTTTCCCCAATGGGCCTTGGTGCAAAGTGGGGGACTTTGTGGTGTTCCGAGCCAACTCTGGCACGCGCATCCGGGTCAATGGCGTGGAATACCGCCTGATGAATGACGACTCCATCGAAGCAGTCGTGGCTGATCCGCGTGGCCTCACGCGTGCGTAAGGAGGCATCACATGCCCATGGAAAAAGTAGCGTTTGAGTTTCCCGACCCTGATCGGGACACAAGCAAAGACGTCAAGATCAAAGACGACGGCTCTGCCGAAGTCGTTGTTGGTGGTCGCCGTGACCCGTTTGCCGATGTCCCTGACTCCAAAGCTAAGGCCAAGGACGACGATGATGACATTGCTATTGAGGTAGTAGACGACACCCCCAAAAAAGACCGAGGCCGCAAACCCTCGGCTCCGCCGGATGACCTGACCGACGACGAGTTGGAGAACTACTCCGACAAGGTAAAGAAACGCCTCCAGCACTTTAGTAAGGGCTACCACGACCAGCGCCGCGCTGCTGAGCAGGCCGCACGTGAAAAGGCCGAACTGGAGGCCATGGCATCCCGCCTTGTCGAGGAGAACAAGAAACTCAAAGGCACCGTTGGGCAGAACCAGCAGGCTATGCTGGAGCAAGCCAAACGGATGGCCAAACGCGAGCTTGAAGAGGCCAAAGCCAAGTTCAAAGCTGCCTACGATGCGGGCGAATCAGACGCCGTACTTGAAGCGCAGGAGGAAATGACTGAGGCAAAACTCAAAGCCGAACGCGTAAATAATCTGAAATTACCTGCTTTACAAGATTCTGAAAGTACGGTACAAACCGAATCAACCGCCCCAGCAGTCGATGATCGAGCTACGAAATGGCAACAAACCAATACGTGGTTCGGGCAAGATGACGAAATGACCAGCTTTGCGCTGGGGTTGCATCAGAAGTTGGTTAAACAGGGTGTAAACCCTCGCTCAGATGAGTACTACGAGAAAATTAATGCTCGTATGCGACAAGTCTTCCCGGACTCCTTTGAGGATGCCGACGATGACGAACCAGAGGAAACGAAGCCTCGTCGAAAGACGAACGTCGTGGCACCAGCGACCCGCAGCACTGCACCCAAGAAAATCGTGCTGACACAAACGCAGGTGGCATTGGCTAAACGGCTGGGTGTTCCACTGGAGGAATACGCCAAACAGGTTGCTATGGAATTGAGGAAACAAAATGGCTGAGAACAGACTTAACCGAGAACTGGAAACCCGTGAAAAAACGGCCCGCAAGCGCAACTGGATTCGTCCGGATACGCTGCCGACTCCTCATCCCGAGGATGGCTACGAATTCCACTGGGTTCGCGTCAGCACTCGCGGCGAAGCTGACCCCATGAATGTGTCTCTCAAACTCCGTGAAGGTTGGGAACCCGTCAAAGCAACGGATCACCCGGAAATTTTTGTCTCGGGCGTCGAAAACGAACGCTTCAAAGACAATATTCTGATCGGTGGTCTTCTGCTGTGCAAAGCCCCCAAAGAGATGGTTGAGGACCGTAATTCGTTCTTCAATGACGAAGCATCGGCTCAAATCCGCTCTGTCGATCACTCTCTCATGCGCGAAAATGATCCTCGCATGCCGCTCTTCAACGAGCGCAAGACGAAGGTCACGTTCGGTAAAGGCACTTAAACTTAGGAGTCCCACATGGCTTATCCCACTATTGACAAGCCGTACGGTTTGCAGCCGGTCAATTTGATCGGTGGGCAAGTGTTTGCTGGATCGACCCGCCTCATCAAGATTGCTAGTGGCTACGCCGCTAACATCTTCTACGGTGACGTGGTCAAGCTGGTAAGCAGCGGTACGATTGAAAAAGATACCGGCACCACGACTGTGGCTGCCAACGGTGTTGCAGGCGTTTTCCTCGGCTGCACCTACACCAACCCTTCCACTAAGCAACCCACGTGGTCGCAATACTGGCCTACCGGCACTGTCGCTTCGGACGCGTTTGCGTACGTTGCGGATGATCCGGATGTCCTGTTCAAGGTCGCCGCTGTTTCTGGTACCACCGTCGTGGCTTTCTATGCCCAGACCGTGATCGGTAACAACGTCGCTCTGGTGCAGAACTCTGGCTCGACCACCACGGGCGATTCCGCTGTTGGTATCGACGGTACTTCCGCCGCTGCAACCGTTTCGCTCCCCATCCGTATTGTGGCTGGTGTCCCTGACACCGCGAACGCGTCGGGCGAATTCTGCGAATTCATCTGCAAGTTCAATGCTCCGTACATCACGCTGACCGAAGGTACGCCTAATACGGTTGCGTGGAACGGTGGCCATATGTACAACAACCCGACTGGCGTCTAAGGAGTAAATCATGGCAATTTCTCGTGCCCAGCTACTGAAGGAACTCCTGCCCGGCCTTAACGCGCTGTTTGGTTTGGAGTACAAGAAGTACGGCGAAGAACACAAAGAGATTTTCGAAAGCGAAACCTCTGAGCGTTCGTTCGAAGAAGAGACCAAGCTCTCTGGCTTCAGCGCCGCGCCCGTCAAGAACGAAGGTTCTGCACTGGCATACGACAACGCTCAGGAAGCGTGGACTGCACGTTACGTGCACGAGACCATCGCTATGGGTTTCTCGCTGACCGAAGAGGCCATCGAAGACAACCTGTACGACTCTCTGTCCAGCCGCTACACCAAGGCGCTTGCTCGTGCAATGGCCTACACCAAGCAGGTCAAAGCAGCCAACATCCTGAACCAAGCGTTCGCTGGTGGCCCCACCTACGGCGACGGTCAAGTCCTGTGCTCGACCGCTCACCCGTTGGTCTCTGGTGGCACCAACAGCAACCGCCCGACCACCCCCGCCGACCTGAACGAGACTTCTCTGGAAGCCGCCGTCATTCAGATCGCCGCGTGGACGGACGAGCGTTCGCTGCTGATCGCTGCCAAGCCGCGCAAGTTGGTTGTTCCCCCGAGCCTGCAATTCGTTGCTGAGCGTCTGCTCAAGACCGAACTGCGTGTCTCCACCGCCGACAACGATATCAACGCGTTGAAGTCGATGGGTTCCATCCCCGAGGGTTACACCGTCAACCACTACCTGACGGACACCAACGCTTGGTTCCTGATGACTGACGTGCCCAACGGCCTGAAGCACTTCGTCCGTTCGCCGATGCAAACCGGCATGGACGCTGACTTCGATACCGGCAACAGCCGCTATAAGGCCCGTGAGCGTTACAGCTTCGGCGTCTCTGATCCTCTGGGCATCTTCGGTTCGCCCGGTGCTTGATGAGTGATAGAAAAAGGGGGCTTCGGCCCCCTTTTTTATGGGGCCTTACTTTTTCGCTTTTTCTTACGCGCTCTCTTTTCGACTCTTTCCCCACTGCGCAGTTCGTGGTGAAGGATACGGTGGCAGTTGGAGCACAGGCAGATGCATTTGGCGGCTTCCGCTAGTGCGCCGTGTATGTTGCCCCTTACAACAAAATCGTAAACGTGTCCCAGTTTTACAACACCGGGTGGGTGGTGAAAGTCCAGCACAGCGGGGTGATCGTTTTCGCAGAACTCGCACGCATGCATGCCTTTAAATTCTTCCCAAATCGCACGATTACGAGAGTAGCTAATGTTTGAACGAGCTTTAATGACAGCTTTATTTCTTTGGTAGTACCTTTTATTCTGTGCACTTTTAAGCTCTTTAGCTCTATTACTTATTTCCGTGCTCATGAAGTATCCTTTTGCGCCAGTACAGGGTTCTGCCCACGCCCCATGGATCGCTGGGGATAAATAGCTTGAACCCGCAGGCAATCATGTTGTTGCCGGACGCGGGGTTGTCGTAGGTATCGGTGACGGCCCAGTTCATCCCTATTGCCTTGGCAGTTTTGAGCCGAATGCGGATGAGGCGTTTTTGCAGCCCCTGCCCTCGAAACTCTGGCAGCACTCCCGCACGGCTAAGGTATACGCAATCGGACCAGCGCGTGGAAGGGGACATCGCGCCAAACCCGGCGTAGCGACCATCGGAAGCTATTGCAACGAACCACCATCCGGCGCGTGGTGAGAGAACAACGTCCCCCGGCAGGCAGCTCTTTTGAAGCGCCCGCAAAACAGTTTCCCAGTGTCGCTGAGACCCGTCAACTTGCCGGATGGTGTACGTCACAGGCATATTTTTAAGCGCAAAAATGACAACCAGCTTGAACAACGTACAAAAATTTCGTTGCGTTCTATTTTAAACTTCTGTATATTGTCTCAAATCCGGGGTCATCCGGTGTTGCTGACAGGTCCCGGCCTGACGACATGCAGACAGCAGCACCAAAACTTGCATGTGAGGTTTAAATGGCTCGTACTACCTTCCAAGGCCCCGTCCGTTCGCTGGGCGGCTTCTATCAGCAAGGCCCCAACGCTGTTGTCAATATCACGGCCAGCACCACGCTGAACCCCGTTGATCATGGCGGTCGCATTCTGACTGTTGGTGGCACTCTGGCCGCTAACATTGTGCTGACCCTGCCGACGATTAACGTCTCTACCGACCCCATCACTTCGGGTCCCGGCGCTGACCCCAACACCCTGAACAACGAAGGTGTTGTTTACACGATCTGGGTTCCCACGACCATCGCTACTAGCTCGCTGAAGATCGGTACTGACGGCACCGACAAGTATGTTGGTTCTGTTCTGTCCATCGACACCGACTCGTCCAACGTGACTGTGGGCTTCGTCCCCGCCGCCTCCAACGACTTCATCAACTTCAACGGCGGCACCACTGGTGGCGTGTTGGGTACGTGGGTGAGTATTGTGGCTGTGGCTGCCAACAAGTACATGGTGACCGGCGTTGTTCTGGGCACTGGCACTGTTGCCACCCCGTTCGCGGATTCCTAATAGGAGCGCATCATGACGACGCAGACAGACGTAAGATCAACCCATAGAAACTCCTCGGGGTCGGTATTCGCTGGTCGAGCGCGTATCAAGGGGTTTTCCATCTGCGCAGTTGCCAGCAGTACGGGCACGTTGTTGCTTAAGGACGGCGGTTCCGGTGGGGCCACGGTGATCGAAATTGACATCCCTTCCAACTCCAACCCAAACTCGTTTTATGTTTCGGTGCCGGGTGAGGGGGTACTGTGCTCGACCAACATCTACGCTACGCTGACAAACATCGCCAGCATCACGGTGTTCTATGGCTAAGAGTGAGGCATGGACTCGCAAAGAAGGCAAGAACCCCAAAGGGGGTCTAAACGCGAAGGGCCGAGCCTCCTACAACGCAGCCAATCCGGGGAAACCCGGGTTGAAGGCCCCTCAACCAGAGGGCGGAAAACGCCGCGACTCTTTCTGCGCCCGGATGACTGGCATGAAGAAAAAGTTGACCAGCGAGAAGACCGCGAAAGACCCAAACTCCCGGATTAACAAGAGCCTTCGGGCTTGGAAGTGCTGACATGACTGAGCAAACAGAAACCGTTAAAAACGTGCTGGACTTCGTGGCCGTGTTCACGGCGCTTGGCGCGTTCTTGCAGATTCTTACCCCAGTGTTTGGTCTGATTGGCGCTATCGTGGGTGTCATGCGCATCTACGAGATGGCTACCGGAAAAGAGTTTTACACGCTCTGGCGCAAGGAAGCCAAGGATGCCGAGCACAAGTAAGAAGCAGCACAACTTCATGGCAGCGGTGGCTAACAACCCCGCGTTTGCTAAGAAGGCAGGGGTCCCGCAATCTGTGGGGCAAGACTTCACGCAGGCCGACAAAGGCCGCAAATTTGCAAAAGGTGGCGACATGAAAGGTATGAAAAAAGGCGGCTACGCCAAAGGCGGAATGCCTGACGCGCTGGCCAAGCACGCTGCAAAGCCTGCATCCACGGCTCATGCTGGCCTGAAGGCCGGTGGCTCCGTGTTCCGTAAGACTGCTGACGGTATTGCCAAGAAGGGCAAGACCAAAGCCGCCCAAGTCAAAATGGCCGGTGGGGGCATGTACAAGAATGGCGGGATGTACAAGAATGGCGGGATGTGCTGATGGCTACCGAACCTAAAAAGAAACCTAGGGGCATTAAGCACGGCGTCTGGACACCGGAATCCGGGATACCGATTCCACAAGACATTGACGGCGCGTCGGTAACGCCGGGGCCTAAATCAGCCGGTGCCGGTCGTGGTGAAGTGAACCCCCCGGTTCCCAAGGACGCCATGTACGCCAAAGGTGGCTCTGTTGGCTCCGCTTCTCGTCGCGCTGATGGTATTGCCAAGAAAGGCAAGACCAAGGGGCGGATGCTGTGATGGCCAGCCGAGGCATGGGCGCAATCAACCCGAGCAAGATGCCCGGGGGGAAAACCATGCGCCGCAAAGATGGTGACAAGTTCGACAACAACGGCGTGGTTGCACGGCGTAAGGACGGCGACGAGTTCACCATGTATGCGGAAGGCGGCAAGGTCAACGCGGCTGGCAACTACACCAAGCCCGGGATGCGCAAGCGGATCGTGGCTCAGGTCAAGGCTGCTGCCACGCAAGGCACTGGAGCAGGGCAGTGGAGCGCCAGAAAAGCGCAGCTTGTTGCCAAGAAGTACAAGGCAGCGGGCGGGGGTTACCGAGATTGAAAGCGCCGCAGCAATCGCTCAAAGACTGGACCGCCCAGAAATGGCGGACTAAGTCCGGTAAACCGTCTTCTAAGACCGGTGAGCGATACCTGCCCGAGGCTGCGATCAAGTCCCTGAGCCCTGCGGAGTATGCAGCCACAACCCGGGCCAAAAGAGCGGGTAAAGCCGCTGGGAAGCAATTCGTGAAGCAGCCCAAGGGTATAGCGAAGAAAACAGCGAGCTACAGATGACCATAGCAAGCCACATTCAAAAGCAGCTCGATATCAGTGAGCAACTGTTCGAGATGATGCGCCGCGATCACAAAGAGCGTATGAGTCAGGCATTGATCTGGGCTGATATGAATGAGAGCCTATTGCACAAACTAGAAGCCCGCGACAAAGAGATTGCACGCCTTAAAGGGCTTTTAAAAGCGTACGAAACTGCGGAAAAACTGTAATGGCCACCTCCAACACGACCGACTTCAACCTCGAATTCACCGAGATCGCTGAAGAGGCGTGGGAGCGGGCTGGCCGCGAGATGCGCACGGGCTATGACCTACGCACTGCGCGTCGTTCGATGAACCTGATGACCATCGAGTGGCAGAACCGTGGTATCAACATGTGGACGATTGACGAGGGGTCCGTCAACCTTGCGCAAGGCGTCGCAGAGTACGATCTTCCTGCGGACACCATCGACCTGCTAGACCACGTGATTCGTACCGGGGCTGGCAACGTCTCCACGCAGTTTGATCTGGCCATTACGCGGATCAGTTCCTCGACCTACGCGACGATCCCCAACAAACTCCAGCAGGCTCGCCCCATCCAAGTGTGGGTCCGCCGTCTTAGGGATAACCCTAAGATTGTTGTGTGGCCAATCCCCGATCAGGGCACGACCCTGAACCCGTACTACATCTTCCGGTACTGGAGGATGCGCCGCATTCAAGACGCTGGCGCGGGTATTCAGACTGCTGACGTGAACTTCCGCTTCCTGCCCGCGCTGACCGCTGGGTTGGCGTACCACATTGCCTCCAAGGTGCCTGAATTGGCTCAGCGTGTGCCCACGCTCAAGGCTCAGTACGACGAGCAGTTTGACTACGCCGCAGGTGAAGACCGCGAGAAGGCGGCTATCCGGTTTGTGCCCCGTCGCTCGTACATTGGCGGTGGTGGCTGATGGGTAATCGCTACGCATCCAGTAAGATTGCAATTGCGATCTGTGACCGGTGCGGGTTTCGATTCCGCCTGCGCGAGTTGCGCACGCTGATTATCAAGACCAAGCAGGTCAACATGTTGGTGTGTAGGGAGTGTTGGGAGCCTGACCAGCCGCAGTTGCAGTTGGGCATGTACCCGGTGGATGATCCGCAGGCACTGCGTAACCCACGTCCGGACAACACGTACCGGCAATCGGGCACCTTGGCCAACGGATCGATTGGTGAAGGTAGCCGTAACATCCAATGGGGATGGAACCCGGTGGGCGGCTCGCGCAACTATGATGATCCGCTCACACCAAATAACTTGGTTGTGCAAGGACAAATTGGTACAGTAACGGTTGTGACAACGTAAAGGAGTCAGTCATGGACAAGAAGCAAACTCAGGGCACCGCCCCGATTCAGAATGGCCCGAGCAAGGGCAATCCCGGCAAGACGAACCAAGACATGAAGTCGATGGGTCGTAACTTGGCCAAGGTCGCTGCACAAAAGCGTGGAGGCTGATATGTCTGGAAAAATTAAACCCTTCAAGATGGCCCCCGCTGGAGTCGTGGATGTCAAGGAAGACTTGAAGACTACGCGCACTGTTATGGCCAACAATCGGGCTGATCCGTATCCGCCCGTCAAGACCGACGGCATCCGCATGAAGGGTGCTGGCGCAGCCACCAAAGGCGTGATCTGCCGAGGCCCGATGGCGTGAGGTAGGCATGAACTACGCCGAGTTGTGCTCCAACATCCAAGACGTTTGCGAGAACGAGTTCTCGCCGACGGCACTCGCCATGTTCGCGGAACAGGCCGAGCAGAAGATTTACAACACGGTGCAGCTTTCTTCCTTGCGTAGGAACGTGACTGGCACGCTGACAACGAGCAATAAATACTTGTCTACACCCGCAGATTTTTTGTCGGTGTATTCGTTGGCGGTGGTTGACCTGACGGGCGAGTACCACTACCTGCTCAACAAGGATGTGAACTTCATTCGTGAAGCGTACCCCACCCCCACGAGTGGTGGCCTGCCACGTTACTACGCAATCTTTGGCCCAAACTCTACGTTGCCCAACGAGCTTTCGCTCATTCTTGGCCCGACGCCCGATCAATCGTATCAAGCTGAGCTTCACTACTATTACTACCCAGAGTCAATTGTCACGGCGGGCACCACGTGGCTGGGTGACAACTTTGACTCTGCTCTGCTCAACGGTGCGCTCATTGAGGCCATTCGCTTCATGAAGGGCGAGGCTGACATGGTGGGGATGTACGAGAAGCTGTACGTGCAGGCTATCGGGTTGCTCAAACAACTGGGCGATGGCAAGCAGCGTCAAGACGCATACCGGTCTGGACAATTCCGACAGGCGGTAAGTTGATATGGCGATCTATCAGACGATGACCACACAGGCTAAGTACTCCGCGTTGGGGTACTTGGCCACAGGCACGCTCAAGATGGCGCTGTACACGTCGCTGGCTGACTTGGGTGAAGGCACGCTCGTGTACACCACGTCAAACGAAATTGTTGGCACTGGGTACAGCGCTGGCGGCAAAGTGCTCACGGGGGTCACGGTCTCGCAGTCTGGGTCCACCGCGTATCTAGACTTTGACGATGTGGTATGGAACCCGGCGGTGTTCACTACACGCGGTGCGCTCATCTACAATACAAGCCTTAGCAACCTCGCTGTGGCTGTGCTGGACTTTGGAGCCGACAAAACTGCGGCGGCTACTTTCACTGTTCAGGTTCCCACCAATACCGCTACGTCGGCGCTCATTCGATTCGCATAAGGAGTAATCATGTCTCACGAAATTGCTAAAGCCTCTGATGCTGTTGCTGGCGGTCTGGTCGCTGGTACCCGTCACACCGAAACCGCTAAGGCCACGGGCCGGTTCCTGATGGAATGCTACGACAAGGACGGCGTCCTCAAGTGGTCTGCCGAAGAGAGCAACCTTGTGGTGAACGTCGGCCTTCAGTACATGGCTGGCACGGCCC